GGGGCGAAGTTACAGGCGATGAGGGTGGTAGCAGGGTTGTTGACCGCACTTACGGCCCTTACAAAACGGAGTTAAGCAAGGACGGCCTCTCGAGCACCGAAGTTCGTGAAGTGACGATGGTGGACGACGAGGGTGAGGAGTTCACGCGAACGGAACGGAAACCTGGCCCGCAGCGTGTCATCTTTGACCAGAGCGAGCAGTTTTACGACCGCCTTGACCGCTTGGGCGGCGGTGGCTTGATGACTAACCGCGAAACAAAATCCATTGATGAGGCCAAGAACTACATTAACGAGGTTCGCGCTAAGGGCGGCGGGGTGGAGAACAATCCGGAGTACGCCAACCTTGTCGCGGGTATCGAGGGCTATTTCGGCGTCAAGATCGAGAGCTACACATCCATAGATGCCGCGTTTAATCGCATGGTCGATGACGTTGCCGAAGACGGCGGCTCCATCATGGGCGCACTTGACCAAGGCCGGAAGTTCCGGATGATGCCAGGTTTCGGTGGCGGCGGCTCTGGTGGCGGTGGCACTCGGTACTCGTACACGGAAGCGAACGAGGCTGATGTGCGGCTTCTCGCTAACGGTCTTGCGGAGGAAATGATTGGTCGCCGGATTACAGAGAAAGAGTTTGACAAGCTGCTTAAGCGGGTGCGTGAAGAGGAGGGCGAGTCCCCAACTATTTCACGCTCGAGTGGCAGTACGACGCGCACTGAGACTGGCATCACTAACTCTGAGCGTGAAGAGGTACTAGCGGAGGTGCTGCGCGAGAACCCAGAGTGGAAGAAGTACCAGATGGATACGGCTTCCCTCGACTACACGCGCGATTTCATTCGTGAACAGAGGACGAAGGCGAACCTGTGAGCGCAGATCCAAGCGATGCAAGTATGGAGTCATCTGATCGTCAGCGACTTAAGAGCGAGTATGTTGCTATTTTTCAGCTGGCTCAGAACGACCCGTCGGGTTTTCTTCTCGAGAAAGCCAAGCAATACAAGAAGCGGCTGAACAAGAACAACCCCAACGCTTTCGAGTCTGCTGCTGACGCACAGGACTTCTGGAACCGCGCCTTGCGGGAAAACGAGTTCTGGTCAAGCTTGCAACTTTCAGAACAGGCCGCAGCAACTAACCTTGCTGACCCGACTATGGCGGGTGAGGTCGAGGCACAGATTGGTGATAAGCGTCTTGCCATTGAGTCTCGGGCTGCTCAAGTCGGAGTTGATCTGGCAGAGGAAACGCTTGTTGCGTTATCGGATCAGGCTTACCGTGAGAATTGGGGCAGCCTCGATATCGAGACTGCTCTGCAAGCTCAGGTTAATGAGCAGCTCTCGGCCAGCGAGGACAACCTTGGTTTTACTGGCAGCTTGGGTGCAGCCGCGTCGGAGCTTTCCGCGTGGAGCCGTAGGAACGGTTTAGAGATTTCGCAGGCTGACGCTGACAGTCTGCTGAGTAACGTCTCTTTCCAAAACATGACACTCGATGAAGTCAAGACTCAACTGCGCTCGCAATACATGGTGGGTGCGTACCCGTCGTGGGCTGAGCAAATCCAGAACGGGTACGACATTTACGACTTGTCGGCTCCTTACCGCGGCGTCGCGGAACGGATGCTCGGGCGCACCAATGGCTCGCTCGGCATGAGTGATCCGATCTTGAAACAGATGATGCAGTACCAGGACGCGAACGGTCAGATGCGTATTCGACCTTTGTATGAGGCAGAGGAGTACATACGTGGCCTTGACGAGTGGCAAGGGAGCCTTGACGCGCAACAAACGTACGCACGGACAGTGAGCAGTGTCGGCAAAATGTTTGGATTTGGGTGATCTGAGTGGCTACTCCTTATGATGAGAACCTACGCAATCACCAGAACATGCTGCAATACCAGCAGTATCTTGCTTCTCGAGGTTTAGCGTCTGTCGGTTCCGTTCAGCATATTCAGAATGTTGTTAGCGGGATTCAATCTCAAATAAACAACTACACCCCCCCACAGACTCCACAAGACAGGACGCCTGCGCCTCGGCAGCCAACAGCTGCGGAGATAGCTCAAGCGCAAGAAAATATCCGTGCCGCTAATGAGAAGAAGAAGCTGGACGAGGAGGCTCGAGCGATCCTGCGCACCACGTTTGGTGGCTGGGGCGGCATGGAAGGTCTGATTGACCAGATCGACCAATTAATCGTGAAGTACGGAAACAACACTGAGGTCATTCTTAGCAAGGTCACGGAAACGGAACAGTACAAGACTCGATTTAAGGGCTTAGTGGATTTGCGGGCGCAAGGAATCACGGACATTCGCGACGAGGCTGAGTATCTGGGCTTGGAGCGGGACTACCGCGGAGTGTTCCGTGAAGCTGGTATGCGGGACTTCCTTGGGCCAGACGGTACGCAAACCCAATTCGACGCTATCGCGGAGCTCGTGACCGACTACTCCGTCAGCGTGAATGAGGTTCGCGCTCGAGTCACCGACGCTGCTCGAGTGGTCCAAGATACGAGCCCTGAGGTCGCTTCTGCTCTCGAGGAGTATTACGGCCTCGACGCAGCCACTCTCACTGAGTACGTCCTTGACCCTGTGCGCACGCAAAACAAGATCAACCAGATCAGTAACGCGACCTTGCTGGGCGCAACGGCAGCTCGAGCAACACTTGATATTGACAAGGCCACTGCTGAGAGCGTCGCTTCCCTTTCTGGTGATGAAGATGTGAACGTGGGAGCGTTTACGTCAGAGTTCGGTAAGGCAGCTGTGATTCGTGACGCTACTTCCCGTCTGTCGAACATCGAGGGTAGCGAACTAACGGACGATGAAGTCGTGAGCGCGCAGTTTGTTAACGATCCTGACGCAACAAAGAAGATTCGAGGCTTGCAGTCTCGGGAGCGAGCGCGCTTTAGTGGTCGATCTGGGATCACTAGCTCCTCGCTTGACACTAATCGCGGGTAAGACCGCGGGGGCGAATAGGTAAGACCTCACGAAAATCCCCAAGAGGGCAACGTGAGGAACGTGGGTTCGAATCCCACCGCCTCCACGCCGACCAGGACCGACCGGCCCCTGGCGAGAAACAGTCCGGTAGTCAGAGCCATTAGGCACTCCCCCAAGTGTTTTCTGCGGCTGGCGATTCACATAGAAGAGATAGGGAGAACACCAATGTCCGAAAACGACGAGTTCGACATCGACAACCTGGATGACGATTCGGGTACTGACGTTGTTCGACAGCTCCGCAAGGCATACAAGGCTAAGCAAAAGGAAGTAGATCAACTCCGCAAGCAAGTGGACGAGTTTTCTTCTGCCAGCCGGAAGAGTGTCGTAGAGGGCGTACTGACCGAAAAAGGCGTGGATGCGCGTATCAGCAAGTTCATCCCCGAATCGGTTACGACCGTTGATGAAGTTGAAGCCTGGATAGGTGAGAACGCTGACTTGTTTGGGCTCGAGACGCAACCTCAGGGAGATTCTGAGGAAGTCCAGGCCGCAGCTCGTATCGCTTCCGTTGGGTCTGCCGCGACAGCGGTGGACGCGGGTGATTTGCAAACCCGCATCGCTAATGCGCAGAGTCAAGAGGAGTTAAACGAACTTCTGTTTGGCAACAAGTACGGGCCGGTCAAGTAATCCACATCACTACTACACCCTTAAGGGGGGTGAATCGCAAGTATGGCTGACAATTTTATTGACTCAGCATCTAACTCCGGTGCGTCTATTAAGACGCCGCCGACGGTTAGTTCGACGCTCGCAGCTGGTGGCACTGGCACTGGCTTTGATGATCTAGTTGCGCGCGCATACGACCGGATGATTGATTTCCAACTCCGGTCACAGGTCGTCTACCGCGACCTTGCCGATAAGCGTCCGGTGCAACAGGCTATGCCTGGGTACGCGGTCACGTTCTCTCTGTACAACGATCTGGCTCAGGCCACGACACCGTTGGCAGAGGTAACTGACCTCGATGCGGCTGCGCTTGACGACGTTGACCAAGTTAGCGTCGTTCTCAAAGAGTACGGCAACGTTGTTGTCAACACTCGTTATGTGCAGGAGACTGCGTTCGCTGACATTGATCCAGCGATCGCTAACCTCATCGGATTCAACATGGTGGACAGCCTGGACAAGGTTGTTTCTACCGTGCTGGACGGTGCTGCCGCTGGTCAGACCGAGGACTTGAACGCGGGCGTGATTACGGGTACTTCTATCCGTAAGGCCGTTGCCAAGCTCCGCGGCGATAACGTGGTTCCGCGTCAGGGTTCGCTCTACGCGGCGTACATGCACCCAGATGTTGCTTTCGATCTGCGCAACGAGACAGGTGCGCTTTCGTTTGAGGATATTCGGAAGCACACGGAGCCAAACGTGGGGGCTCTCCTTGAGCAGACCACGGGCGTTTTTGGTGGCACTTATGTCATCGAAACCTCTCGCGCACCCATGGCTTCGGCCACGGGTCCTAGCGGTGAGGACGAGTACAGCACGTTCGTTGTTGGGCAGCAGGCACTCGCAGAAGCGTGCGCCGTTGAGCCCTCCGTGCGCCTCGGTCCGGTTGTGGATCGCCTTTCGAGGTTCCGCCCATACGGGTGGTACAGCCTGTGCGGGTGGTCACTTTATCGCACAGAGGCACTCCGCAAAATCACTTCGGGTTCAACGATTGCGACTAACGCAACCTAATCACTCTGAGTGAATGTGGGAGGGGTCGGCTTCGGTCGGCCCCTCCTCGCGTTAAGGAGATTTTGTGAAGATTCTGACTACACCGCAGATAAGTGAGAAGTACGCGACGGATCGTTTGTTCGGCGACTTCGTGACCACGAAAACTCCACAGACTTTACTAATTGAGAGTGGCGTCGGGTCGCTCGTGTCGTTTCCTTCCGCGGAGCGACTGAGGCTGGCCGACAGCTACTTCCTGGGCGGCCACCGCCACGAACTAACTGACGCACAAGTCACGGCAATCACCGCTGCTGGCTTCTCCGCATACATCGAGGACGTTTAGAAATGTGTCGAACCGGATGCCCTACCCAGGATCACGAATCTTGGGGTGACTGTGCTCGGGACGCGAACATGCGTATCCAAGGTCAGACTGCCGCGAAAGTTAATAAAGACTTGAACACTTACGCTTACGCGAAATCTATTGGCTTACAGCCAGAGAAAAGCACTCATAAGGCTGCGCAAGCTGCGATCCAGGCGGTAGGCGCATGAGCACTACTTTGGGTGATGTTGTTGACTCGACGCTTCTGTACTTGTCGGGTTTTACTTCTCAGCAGGACCAATCAACGTACCTGCTGGGGAGCTTGGCAACGACGGACTTGACGGCGAGCGTCAGTGACGCTTCCGCTATTTCTCGTGGCGTGTGCGAAATCGGCTATGAGCTGTTGCAGGTTGATAACGTCGATAGGGCTTCTCAAACAATCACCATGCCGCCGTACGGGAGAGGGTTCCGTGGAACCACTGCTGCGACCCACTCGGCGGGTACTCGAGTCGTTTCCTCGCCTCAGTTCCCACGATTCTCTGTTAAGCAAGCGGTAAATGACAGCATCGGAGCTGTCTACCCTGACTTGTATGCGATTCAGGACGAGTACCTAACGTCAGATCCGACCAAAACTAACTTCGTACTGTCGAACACGAACGCTCGCCACGTACTGCGCGTAGCTGGGGAACGGATTGGCCCGTCGGGTGAGTTCGTTCCGATCCGGCACTACGAGCTGCGTCCTTACGGCAGCGGTGGAGCTCAACTGAGCTTGTACCAGCAGCCGGTTCCAGGGCAGCGTATTCACGTTCGCACGGGCGGCCCTCCGCAGACTTTGGCGAACGACACGGACTTGTTTAGTGCATCCGGACTTCCTGACAGTGCTGTTGATGTGGTGCGACTCGGAGCTGCATACCGGATGGTTCCTTACCTCGAGACACCGCTGGTTTCGGGCTTGAGTGCAACCGCTGATCTTGCGGCGAACATGCGTCCTATCGGTGCTGGTGAGCGTCTAGGTAAGTACCTCCTGGGTCTTTACCGGACGCGGCTCGAGGAAGTTCGTCGTCAGCAGCAAGCAGAAAACCCGATTCGCGTCCACTACGAGAGGTAGACAATGGCGCAAGCACGTTATTACTCATCCACGGCCAAAAAGACCACTCTGGTCAATGGCATTAACTCGACCGATACGTCGATAACTGTTGCGCTCGCCTCCGGATACCCAACGAGCTACCCGTTCACAATCGTTCTGGATAAGGACACGATTGATGAAGAGCTGGTCGAGTGTACGAATGTCTCGGGAACGATCCTCACAATCACTCGTGGAGTGGACTCGACTACCGCGGTCGCTCACTCTGTCGGCTGTCAGGTCGAGCACGCCTTTAGTGGGCGTGATTTCCGCGAGTCCCGTCAACACGAGGACTCAACCAATAATGTTCACGGCCTTGCTCTTACATCGAATGTTGTCGGTGAGACTGAGACTCAAACGTTGACGAATAAGACGTTAACGTCTGCCACGCTGGGTGGCGACCTTGCTGCTGGTGCGAACAAGATCACCGGACTTGGTGATCCGGTTTCGGCGCAGGATGCTGCGACCAAGAACTACACGGATACCGCTGCTACGAGCCAGGTCGCTCAAGCGACCACTCAGGCCACGAACGCGGCGACTTCCGCTACTGCGGCTGCGACTTCTGCCACGGCAGCGTCAACGAGTGAGACGAACGCCTCGACTAGCGCGACCACGGCAAGCACAGCAGCGACTAACGCTGGTACGTCGGAAACTAACGCAGCTACTTCTGCGAGTAACGCTTCGACTAGCGAGACGAACGCTGCCGCTAGTGCTACTGCTGCGGCTACGTCAGCAACGAACGCGGCAACGTCTGCAACTAACGCTGGTACTTCTGAGACCAATGCTGGTACTAGCGCGACTGGTGCTGCTGCTAGTTCCGTTTCTGCCGCGAACTCTGCTGCGGCTGCTGCCGCATCGTTGGACTCATTTGATGACAGGTACTTAGGGTCTAAGTCGTCTGCTCCGACTGTTGACAATGACGGTGACGCGCTAGTTTCGGGAGCCTTGTTCTACCTGAACACGGGTACGTCGGAGCAGATCGGCATGTACGTCTATGACGGTTCTGGTTGGATTAAGGCGAGTGCCGCTGCAACAGCGTCAATTATTACTTACGAGTACACGGCTACTGGATCGCAGACAGCGTTCACGGGTAATGACCGGAACGGTGTATCGCTGACGTTTACGGGATCGCTTCTGCAAGTGTTCCTGAACGGTGTGCTGCTGTCGCCAGGTAATGACTACACGACTTCCACGAACACGGTGACTCTTGCCAGCGGTGCTACCGCTGGTGATGAGGTGTTGGTGGTCGCGTTCGCTTCGTTCTCGGTGGCGAACACTTACACGCAAGCACAAGCAAATGCGTTGTTTGCCACTCAATCGGAACTCGCGAGTGCGGGTTTCAGTCCAATTTTATTGATGGGAGCCTAAGTGGGCACGACATACAAGGTGCTAGGGCAGGCAGCGTCGAGCGCGTCGTCCCTGTCAGTCACCAACAAAGCGTTAACGAGCAACGTAGCGACGTTGACGTTGAGTACATCGCACTCCATTGGCGTGGGCCAGCAAGTCAGCGTTGTGATGGATACCGCTGACGCAGCGTTCGACGGTATTCGTACCGTCACCGCTGTCACGAGTACGACTCTCTCGTTCGCCTCGGTTGCGTCCGATGTGAGCAGCGCGGCAGCGACAGGCACGCTCACAGCGTTTGAACACTCCACGCTCTACACCTGTCCGTCTGCTACGGCAGCCGTCGTGTCCACACTCACGATCTGTAATCGCAGCAATACTGCTGCGTACTACACGATTGCGATTTCGGACTCGAACTCGGGCGAACCAGCGACGAGCAAGTACATAGTTCGTAACGATGTTTTGACGGGGTTCGAGACTGTCGGCCTAACTCTTGGCCTCACGTTGGATGCAACCAATAAGTATGTGCGCATTAGTGCAAGTAACGCGAATCTGACCTTCGCATTGTTCGGATCGGAGATTTCCTGAAATGGCTATTGATCGTTTAAAGAACCCGTTTGGTTCGGCTCAGATTGTATCTGGACTTGCTCCAGAGAACTGGGCTTACGCAAGTAGCACCACGGGTGCCGCGACCGCTTACACGTTCACAGGTGACGGGACTGCTGGCACCGTAAACGGTGGTCAGTACCGAGTTCACCGCTGGGATTACACGGGGACGCAAACCTCGTGGGGTATCACGTTCTCCCAAGCCGGAATCGTTGACTTTCTTTGTGTTGCGGGAGGTGGCGGCGCACACGGAAACTCCTCGAACTCATATGGCGGGGGTGGCGGGGGCGGTGGCGGATTGATCCTGAATTTTGATTACGGGGTAACCGCTTCGACGTACACCGTTTCCGTCGGCAAGGGCGGTCAGTATTCAGGTATTGGGCAGTTTTATTACCAAGACGCTAACTACGTTTCGGAAGATTCCGCATTCGGTTCGTTGACTGCTATTGCAGGCGGCGAGGGTGCCATGTCGTACTCAGGAACTCGACAAGGCGACGCGGGCGGCTCAGGCGGAGGCGGCTCATCCGGCCCCAGCCTTAGTGGGCAACCCGCTGGTGGGTCAGGAACATCAGGTCAAGGCCATCAGGGTGGAGCAGGCAGCGGTTCGACACCAGGCTATTCAGGCGGCGGCGGAGGCGGGTACGTCTCCCAAGGATCGGACGCTGGAATGGACAGCAACTACCTAGGCGGAAACGGCGGAAACGGCCTAGCAAATTACAAGTTCGATGGGATCTCTCGTGGCTACGCCGCTGGCGGCGGCGGCGGCGGGTACAGCACCGGACAAGGAGGCACAGGGGGAGCCGGTGGTGGTGGCGACGGAGCGCAGAGCAACAACTCCAAGGGGTCGGACGCTGGTGGCGTTGGTTGCGGCGCTGGCGGCGGCATGGGCGCTACTGGTTCGACTCATGGCGCGATGGGCTCGCACGGCATGGTCATCGTTCGTTACCGCATTGGATAAGGGAAAGTAATGACACGATCAAGAAATGTTGCTGACCTGATCGCTACCGCTGTGGAAAGCGCAGACGCGAGCATTGTTGAAGTGATCGCTCTTACTCAAGCGGAGTATGACGCTCTTACTCCTGTTGCTACGACCTTGTATGTGGTGACTGACTGATGCCAACGACCGCTAAGTTGTATTTGGGTAGTACGCAG